GACTCTTTAAGAAATTGTACGTTGACGCTTCAGAAGTGGTTGGGAAAGAAATAGGTATTAACGTGTTGTTTGGAAAAAGAGATGAAGAAGCAATAAAAGCTCTTGCGAGCCAGAAGGTATTATCGGAAAGTTTTGCGGGCCTTTCTTCACAAATTGCAGGAAAACTCCAAGAAGTCTTAACCGATGCTTACAAGTCAAAAGAGGGTTTGAACTTTCAAGAATTACAAAAACGCATTGCTGAAGTTGCGGATGTTGCAGACAGCCATGCGGAACTGATTGCCAGAACCGAATCTAGCAAGGTTAGCGCAGCAGCAAGGAAAAACAGTTATTTCCAAGCATATGATGAGGATGAACTCCAATTTAAGCACGTTGGCCCCGCAGATTCACGCACAACAGATACTAGCAAGAGAATAAAATCTCGCACTGAAAACGGAGTGTCTTGGAAAGACTATGTTTCTATTGTGAAGGAAGAGTCAGCTAAGGACTTTCCTACTTGGACTGTAGATGATGATTTTCCTGTTGCGTTTTGGAACACGAGGCACGTCTTCGTGGCGTTGCCGCGAACGTAGTGGGGTCCCCATATCATATAAACCTTCAAACCACCCAATTCGTTATGTCTAATGAAGATGTAGTTCTCAAAGAAATAGACAGAGTTATGGACGATTTCGCAAACCGCATCTTTCAGCTTTCTCAAGAAAACTTGGTGAACGATGGAAAAGTAGACACGGGAACACTCCTCAAAACGGCGAACATTAATAGAGAGTTCTTGCACAAAACAATAGTTTTTCCAGTAAATTATGCAGAAAATATTGAGTACGGAAGACTTGCAGGAACCATGCCACCAGTAGAACCGTTAAAAAAATGGGCGCGTCGCAAACTTGGACTATCAGAAAAAGAAGCCAACGGAGTAGCGTGGGCGATAGCGAAAACGATCCAAAAAAGAGGAATACAACCAAGCCCATTCCTGCAACCAGCAATCATGCAGGCAAGGGCGGAGTTTAAAATATGAAAAACATTTTACACGTATCAAAAAAAGGAAATTTGAAACTCGAAGAATCTCTTGCTGTTTTTCAGAAAAGCACAAACTTGAACGAAATCAAAAGAGCAATCGAACAATGTGAAGAAAGAGTGTTTACTGCATGGAGTAGCGTGGACGCTAAAGATAAAGCCAAAGAAGCAATCCCAATAGACGACTTGATTAAACAACAAGAAGCAGTAATGCAAAAAGGCGGAATTGTAAACGACGAACACACCAACGCCAAAGTAGGAAACACTCTGGCCTACAAGGTAATGATTAATCCCAAAAGCGGAACGATGGGAGTTTTACAGTTCAACAAAATAGACACGGTAAACATTCTTGACGACCAAGTGTGGAAAGAAACACAAAGCGGAGACCGCACAGGCCTTAGCGTTGGCGGTTTTACCGATAAAGAAAGCAGTTACGAGAAGAAAGACGGAGAAATGGTCAAGGTTTTGAACGGTTTTAACCAGTTCGAAACTTCAAGCGTTCACAACCCTTGCAACCCTTTTGCTCTTAACCACGCGGTGAGTTTGGTTGCGAAGAGCGAGAGTAAGAAAGGTGAAATGCTCGTCGTGAACGACAAAAACGAAGTGATAAGAATTAATTACGATAATTTGGGAAAAATATCGAAATCGGCGCCAGAAATCTTACTGGGGTCCCCACAACATAAAAAGACAGACAACAACGAGATAGCTAAACATTCAAAGGAGAGTGACACTACTATGGAAAAATCAGAAGTTCTTAAAGTTGCGATTGAAAAGCTCACCAAAGGAGAAGTCCTGAGTGATGCAGAAAAAAGCGCAGTCTTGGACAATGTTTCTAACAAGGAAGCACCAAAAGACGAAAAGGAAGACGCTAAAGATGACGAGCCTAAGGATAAAAAGAAAGCAGACGGTCAGCCAGAAAGCCCAACAAAGCTTGAAGAAGGCAGTGCTGAAGTTATCAAACAACTTGTTGCAAGCCAAAAAGCACAAAGTGAACAAATGGCTGCTTTGATGAAAACTTTGGAAGGAATCAACAAAACTGCACCAGTGATGGTTCAGAAAGAAGCAGTGACCAAAATTGTCACTCCTTCGCCATTCGCGCCAACAAGCGCACCAGTTGGAGATATTCCTTCAGCACTAGACATTGCTTACGGAAAAAAGGTAAGTATTAACGGAGTGCAGAAAAGAGCATCTTTTGCAGACGTGAACAAAATGTATAACGCTGTTCGAAAGTCTCAACAAGCATAAAAAAAAGAGGAGGAAAAACTACACATGTCAAACTTTGAAACATTTTCAAACATTTACGAACTCATGGACTACACGTATGGCAAAGGCCACAGCGTTCTTAACATGGTTCAGAAAGACGCACCAGTTCTCACAAGCACTACTGGTGTTTTTAACGCAGTATACGGAGCAATGGCATTTAGCCAGCTTAACAATGAAGCGAACGTTTTTGCAGCATTGCCTAAATATCCATGGCAACATTCGGGTTATCGAGCGATTACTGCAAACGCGACCTCAATAGGTTATGGTGGTTATACTGAAGCAGGAGCGCTTCCGGCAACTATCAAGCCAACTTTTGCACAGATTGACGTTACCGTGAAAGAAGTATCTCACACTTTTGACGTGTCGTGGAGACAGCAAATGTTGGTTAAAAGCGGTGATGACGCTTTTGGTGACATGGCGCAAAATCGCGAGTATGCAGCAAGTAAGCACGCGTTGGACATTAACGCAGCGTTGTGTTTGGACATTACCACTTTGCCTCAGAAACAGTTTGAAAGCATTGACCGAGTTACAGGAGCAACAAGCTTAGTTACTCAGGGTTTGGCTGATGCTGCTGATGAGGACATTTACGGAATCGACCGTAGCTCAGGGGGTTCTTGGGCTGACGCGCAAGTTTCTTCCAATTCGGGAACTGACCGAGTCCTAACCCTCAAACTTGTTGAGGACGTTTTGGCACTAACTCGCGCAGCAGGCGGAAGAACAAACGTAATCCTTACAGGTCATGATACTATGATGCGTATTCATAGCTTGATGCAGAACAGCGTCCGATACCAAGGACTTTTAACGCAAGGAGCAGCCTATCGCGTGGGAGTTAACGGTGTTGAAACTGAAGAAGGAACAAACTTTGGAATCCGAGTCTCTGAGATTTATGGAATTCCAGTAATCACGAGCAACAGTGTTACTAAGGACACTATCAGTCGTATCTATTTCTTGGATACTACTATGGCTGAAGGAACAGGAATTCCACGACTAGGATTCGCTCTCTTGCAACCGACGTTGTATGCTGAAGCAGGAATGGGAACAAGCAATCCTAACCCGTTCGTTGTAGATGGTTTCCGTACTGAAGGAATCTTTTACACGTGTGGAGAATTGGTTTGCACATTTTTAGCTGCTCAAGGAAGTTTGCGTGATTTGAAATAATAATGTTTTATTAATTTTTTTAAATTAATTTCAGAGGATAAAAAAAGCTATGGCTGAGTTTCGCTGCATAACACAAATGGATGATAACGCCAGTTTTGCTGGTCCAACTAGCACTCGCTATTCTAGCAGAAAAGGGGACTGGTTCACAGTCGTCGCTTCTCAGGACATAACGCACTTTTCGAACTTTCCAAAAAGGTTCGAAAGAAAAGGAATGTTGACCAGCATCGCGCATGTCGTGTCCCCTCCAAAGCCAGTGTTGAAAGAAAGCGCAGAAGTAACTCTTGCTAAATGGGCAGAGAGCCTTGTTGGAATTACGAAGGTAGACAGCCTCATTTTAGCAGGGAGTTACAACGATAAAGAAGAAATCATTTCAGACTTAGAACAAGGTTTTGATATTAGAGGAGACCTTTCGCAGAAGAAGAAAAACATCATCAGAAAAGCATTAGGCTTGGATGTTGATGGTGGAAAAATAGAAAAAAACGGAGGATAAATTACCATGTCAAGTTTTGAACACACAATTGATGATAACGCATTTGAACTCGCAGGACGAAAAAAGTTTGTAACAGGAAGCTGGACCACACTAGCAGGTTTAACTGGAAGTGGCGGAACTATCAATACTGGTTTGAGAATTATCAATTTTTTTAACGCTACAGTTCATTCGAGTACTGGAGCAACTCTGGCGAACACTGTGGGAATTCAGTTGCAAAATGGCGCAACACCTCCTCCTATTCAAACAGGGGCAGTGTTCATTATCGTTCCTTCATCAGCAACCAGTTATGGTAATTGGATAGCGTTCGGAGAATAAAAACGATGAGCGATAGTGCAGACAATGTTGGAAGACGGCAAGTTGTTGTTAAGGAAGTAGGAAGCCAGTTTACTGACGGAGCTACTTTCGCAATTATTAACGGCGTGAATACTGGTGGTTGGACTTTCTCAAACAACGGCGCAGGAGGAACAGTAGGACTATCTGCGCCACCACACGTTTTGAATAAGGTAAGAGTTTTTATTCCAACAGCAACTGCAGGAAGCACTGTTAACGCTTTTGACCTTGTTTTGTATGATGGTAATGGTGGAAGCGATTCCGTTATAACTCCCACGGGTGCGCGTGTTTTGTTATCGCCTTGTCAACCAGTTGACGGTTGGAATCTTGGGGGAATAAAGCTCACGCACACGCATGGAAAGCTTGGCTATCGCGTGAATAAGTATGGTGGCGGTACCGATATCATGTTTATTCAAGCTGAATACGATTACGCCTGAGGTGCTGTACGACAAATATTCCTGTGATTGGGGGCGCAACGGTAGTTTATTGCTCTCCTGATGATGTAGTTCGAGTTTTGCAGCTTGGAGCTAATAGCGGAGCCACCTTTTCTACAACTACCACTCCGACTTTGGCTCAAGTGAGAGAGTATATAGTTGAGGCTCAAGAAGAGATTGATAGCCAGACGAATCATGCTTGGAGGCCAAGACAGGTTAGTGATGAGTTTTTCGATTTTGAAGAAATGCCTACTTACGAGTACGCTGCAGGAATTCGTATAAGTTTGCCTCACCGTAGTATTTACGCGTTAAGCAACAGTGGAGCAACTGATAGTTTGCAGGTGTACACTGGTGGAACGTACGAAGAATATCTAAACACGAGAACTGTTGGTCGCGGTAATGATTACTGGCTTGACGCGAAGAGGGGTAACTTGTTTTTGAGGCTTTTCTATCCTCGAAGCCAAATAAAAAAGGTTTTGTTAACGTACAGGTATGGTGAGACTACTGTTCCTAAGGATATTCAGAAAGCAACTGCGTTGAAGGTTGCTAACATGATTTTGGTTAATGAAGATAAAAGCACACGGCTTATAGAGTCAGGTGATGGTGGTCAGATGTATTACGACCAAAGGTATCAAAAGTTCCAGAAAGAGATTGATAAAATATTAGATAACAAAACAGAGTTTACCGTTCTTTAATAATACTGGGGTCCCCAGAACATATAAGGAACGAAAACACTCGTTCTTTGTACACGCGCCCAGCGAGGCATTGCACAGCACTTGGCTGTGGCAGAGGACTAAAAAACATGGCTGTTGATTTAGCAAGTTCACTTTTAACCTTCTTATCAAACCAGTGGAATACTGCACTTGTGGACAATCAAGCAAAGCCACAATTCGTCAAAATTACCGATTTGAAAACGTTCACGTACAACACCAATCCTGACATCGTCGCAGCGCAGAGGCCTATGAACGTGCAAAGTCCTGCAGGACTTGGCGGAATTGCGAAAGCAGTCAAGAGAAGGGTGAACTTGGACGTGCGCACAATAGTCAGCGAGAGTCATTTTTACAAGTTGCAAACAGAAGTTTTGCGCATTTTAGATACGAATTTGACGAACGCTATCAGTGGTGTTGACGAGCTTAATCCCGATAATAGCACTCAGCAGGACATGTCGGATAAACGTCAAGGAGTTTGGAGAATTATAATTCCAGTAGAATTAATCTCGTGGAATGTGACGAGATGATGAGGTAAAAAATATGGTTACGAAAAAAGAAACAAACGATAAAGTTTTGGTGAAAAGCATAGTTGGTGATTGTTTTGTTAAACGACAATACAACCCGCACATAGACTGCAAGATTACTCAAGTTCCTTTTCTTGTTGATAAAAAGACTGCTGACTTTCTAGTGAAAGCAGGTAAGGTAAGATTAACAAAAGAATCACTTGGAGGTGATTAAAATTACGTTCTCACATGTTGTAGCGAGTTACATGATTAACAAAGAGGTTAGCGCGTGGGGTGCTTCAGGAGCGACTTTGTTTTACGATATTGGTTTAGTTACTGATGTTGATAAGACTATAACTCGAGAGGCTATTATCGCTCAGGGAATTGGTGATATTGAGCCGTCTAGTAATGAGGTGGGACTTGAAGAGAGTTCTCACACGGTGAGCTTCAATTATCAGCACGGCAGGTTCTTAGAATTCTTGCTTGGAGAGGCTTCGCACGGTACTTCAGGGTCAGATGCAGGCCACACTTTTGCTTTTGACGACTTGCCTAAGAGCATGACTGTAGAATCGGGTCAGAATATTAGCGCGGGAGATGTAGGGTTCAGCTTTTTAGGACAGCGTGCGGAAAGCGGAGAAATAAGCATTGCTTTGAACGGTTTGCTCACGGGAAGTTTAACGGTTAGAGGAAAAGCTCCTATTGCTGTTGACACTTCTATCGCTACCCAAACTATTTCTACACTTCCAGTGTTTCCGTTTCACCTTGTGACTGTTGCTTTGAACGGTACTGCTGCTGCGCTTGTGCAAAACTTCCGCATTGGATTCAATAAAACATTAACGCCAGTAAACGGAATCGGAAACACTCAGCACCAAGAGATAGCTGCGAGCGACGCGCGAATCGAGTTTTCAGGAACTCTTGCGTTTAGTGCGAGTACGTTTCATACGAACTGGACAAGCAACAACGTGACAAGCATCACTTTTCATGCGACAAACGGAACAGCGTACGGAAGCGGACTTCGAGCGTTACGAATCACTTTGACAGACACAGAACTAACACAGTTCAGAGAAACTACTCGAGTAGGCGACTTGACTTTCATTGAATTGTCTGGAATTGCGAAACTGTCAAGTGCAGCGTCGTATGATAATATTGTACAGGCATCGTGGATTAACACGTATTGATGGGTGATTCAAAATGGTAAAAGTTGAGATTGAAAGAAACGGAAAACGAGAAACAGTTGATTTACGAGTCAAAGCTAAAGCAGGGCGTGACGTGTTCCTTAAATGGGCAGAACTGCAAGAAGCAAAAGAAGGAACCGCTCTTACTTTGCTCACTGAATATGTTGAATTGTTAGAACAAACAACAAGTGATAGCGCAGGAATACCGCTCTCTGAAATTCAAGACACAATGGATGCTGAAGACAAGAAAAAACTTGTGGAAGCAGTCCGAGAATTGTGTTGGGGTACTGTGGGTTTTTCGAAGCTCTTCACCAAATAGGAACCCTCATAGGTCAGAATAAAGAAGAATTGGTGGAGACGCTCATGGAAAGACAGGAGAATTGGAAGCGTCACGAAAAACAAATTGGCGAGGCATTAACCATGTGGAGTTTGTCCAAAGAGTTCGGATGGACACCACAAGAAATCAGGAGCATGGATAAAAACGATTTAGAAATTTACAAGTGGATTACTAGAGGAAATGAGGAAGGAAAAAGAACAAAATGAGAAGTGAACACTATTGCTGAACTGCTCTTAGATATTGTGGCAGATGTTAAAAAGTTTCGTTCCCAGATAGCAAACTCTCTTAGAGAACCGTTTAAAACCACGGTGAACGGTAAACTAAACAAGTTAGCTTCAGAATACGGCTCGCTCGCTAAAAAAGGAAAAAGCGCATTTGCAGAAGGAAACCTTTCAGAATACGCGAGACTGATGGACCAGCAAAAAGGACTTTTAAAAGGATTATCGGGTGGTGAGAGAAGCGCGGTGTTGAAAGCAGGAATACCTAAGTCAGGATTAGGAAGTCTTGCATTTATCGGCACTACTTTGCTTGCGGTTTTGGCTGTTTTGAAAAAAACGGAAGTTGGACAACAATACGAAAAAGCATTCTGGGGAATAGTGGGAGTAGGAACGCTCAAGGTTTTAAGAACGATTAAAGAAGCAATTAAAGACCCTCTACGCTTAAAAGAGAAAACAAGTCCTTTTGGAATGGCAGCGGGCGCAGGAGAATGGTTGGCTGGAAAAACTCAAAGTTTATGGGATAGACTTTTTTCAGGAGCGACTGAAGCTTCAACACAGATTGAAGAATTAGCTAAGAAAGGCGCGAGTGCTGCAATGATTTTGGGTACTTTGCGTGACCAGAGTATGTCTTGGGCGCAGCAAATGATTGCTCTCCAGGCAGCGATGGGTAAGCCTTTTGGAGGTACTGGTCCAGGATATAGTGGCGGGTATTATTATGGCAATACAATTCCAGACTCTAAAATGGGAAATTCTGGTGGTGGTGCGTTGTTTACTGGAAAGGCTAAAGAAACAGACCCTAATAATCCTTCTGGAACAGAATATGGGGGTTCTTACTCTGCTCCGAAATATTCAGGTGGAGCTTATGGGCGAGGTGGTACTGGTGGTTTAGGTGGTATTGCTAAAAGGAATGTCAGTGACGCAATTATTAGCGGCGGTCAGGTTATTCAGACAAGTCCTAACGACATGATTATTGCGACAAACAAGCAAAGCGGAACTGGCGGAAGTAAGGTTTTCAATTTCTACGGTGTAACTCCTCAAGAAATGATTAACGTAATCAAGGCTGAACTGGGTGGCTCGGTTTGGTCTGTGGGGCGAATGTAAAATGACAACTACTGGAAACATGAGCATTGTTGTGAACATTCACAATGATGACTCTAGAGTTTTTGGGAATGATGGTGCAAGTTTTGTTTTTAAAGCAATAGCTCCTCTTGGAAACATTAAAAGCCAGCCAATTTCGACATTTTCTTTATTTGATGACGACCCTTCACAAATGTCACAGTACCGTTTTGGTGGTGCAGGAGAAAGCGTAACTTTTAGTTTTGCCTTGTTTAATAATGGTGAAGATATGGCAAATTATAGTGGTACCACGCGGACTTTTATTGATGGTCCAGAAGATGCTCCTGTGTGGACTGAGACGTTTACAACAGTGATTACTTTGAGCCAGCAAATTCGTTATTTGCGAGATGTAATTTTTGATTCTAATGCAAATACTACTTGGACGTTATATGACGGTACTGGACGTTTTTACGAGACTGATAAGCCAATAACGGGTTTTATTCAGGAACTTAAGTTTGACAATGCAGCGGGAAGTGTTGCAGTGGTCACAGGACAGTTCACTTTTGTTAGAGGTCGAATTTTAAGTCTGGCGAGTATTTTTGGTTAAGCTATGGCATTAAAAGCACGTGTGTTTAAGGGAGCGACGGAGATTGACTACACTGGACTGCGTTGGACTCGAAACGGAACTGTTGTCGTTGACGAAGCAACTCTCTCTTTCAACCCCACTGACACTGTGACGGTGAGCAGTATTATTTCTGTGAAAGAATCTGATGGGAGTACTAATGTTTTCGTGGGAAAGATAGTAAATATTCAGGATACAAATCAGTGGACTGCTAAGCTTTACACTAATGGGTACGAATTGCATAATCGTTTTGTTGAAAAGATTTACACCAACGCAAGCCCAGAAAGTATTGTTCAGGATGTGGTGAATAACTACACCAACAATTTGACTTTTGCAAGCACTGACACTTCAGGATTCACAATTCCTAAATACATCGCGCGAGGATATGCTGCGGACATCATTAAAGAAATGATGGACCTATTAAGATGGAGATTACGAATTGACAAGAGCGATAACGTCTACTTCGAACCTGTAGGAAACACGGACAACGGAATAGTCTTAACAAACGGAGAAAACTTTCAAATCACCAACTGGGAAAGCGACCGAACCAGCATGGCAAACCAGTTACGAGTAGAAGGAGGATTTCAGTCTTTCTTCAAAGAACAAACTCTCACAGGTTCAGGAACAACCTTTGCTTTAAGTAAAAAGCCAAAGGGCACTTTTGTTGCGTACAGTAGCGGTGGAACTTTGGAAATCAGCACATCTTTGTACGTTGTTTCTAGCGAAGACAAACTAATTACTTTTACAGGTAGCCAAACAAACCCGCAAGTAAAATATGAGTATCGTTTGCCGATTATCGTTCAGACTGAAGACAGTGATAGCATTACTGACCATGAGGAAGCGTATAAAGAGTTTAAAGTTCCAAACGTGAATACTGCCGCAGATGTAAGAAAAGTGGCAAGGGAACTATTGGGAGAGCTTGCCAGCCCCACAGTATTGGCAAGGGGCGTTATTCCTTTTCTTGATTACGATGCGGATGTTAACCAGCTTGTGACAGTTGTGGACGACCAGAGAAGTATAAGTCAAAGTTTGGTAATAGAGAGGATTGATTGGGACGCGGAATCAAACACGACAACACTTTACTTTGGAGCGCAAACATTTGACTTTTTAGGATGGCAGCAAGAAGTCCAGGAAAAGATTAAACAGCTTTTGAGCGCACAACGAAATAATGACGAAATAACGTATGCACGATTCATACGTCACGATTTAGACATCAGCCTACGAAACTACGACAGGGTTAGCATTGGTCATCCGTACAAGAACAGCTTCACCGTAGGCCATGTTACACTCGGACGCATACGTGCGGGAATAGATAGCGAAGCAGACTGCAGTTCAAACACAAATGTGGGAACGTGGCAGGGAAGTGGGCTAAGTGGTGCGCAGTATCAGTATCACCGTTTTATTCGTGCTAATGGCAATTTTAATGGTAGCGATAACTATATTACGCTCGGCACTAGACTAACATTGACTGGAAACAGAACGTATGCTATATCGCTCAGGCCTGACAGTCTTTCAAGCACGCAAAGCCTGGCATCACAAGTAGGAAACAGCGCCGGAGACTTTTACTTTACCATCAGCGATAGTTCAGGACACATTAGAGTCCGAAGGTACACGGGAACCGCGAACGGTTACGAACAATGGACCACGACAAGCCTTGCAGCGAGCACGAGCGTGTGGCAAACCATCGCTGCTGTTTATGATGGAAGCAACATCACGTTCTACAAAGTAGCGTCAGGAGTCACTACGAGCGAAAGCCCTGTGAAAACAACAGGAAACGACACTCAAGCAAGCGCTAACCTTTTCTGCGGACGCGTAGCGAGTAATTATTATGATGGTGGTTTGGATGAGCTAAAAATCTTTGACAGTACATTATCGCAGACGCAGGTTGAAAACTTGCATAATGATTTGTTTGATGCGGTCCACGCAAAATATTCAAGCTGTTCTCTTTGGTGGAGTATGGACAACCCACAAATCGGGCTACGACACCACTACGCGCAATGGTGCAAAGATAGCGGACCAACAGGAATGGTTGCGAAAGAATACGTTGTAGACACTGACTTTATTGACCAGACTTCAGAAAGCACAGCAACAGTCAGTACATCAGCTCATACGGTGAGTTTCTCATGATAAATAACATATCCAAAGGTGTATTGATGAAAGGCAACAGTATTCACCCCCCCTTTTTCACAAGCCTTACTGATTCGAACACCTTTCCAACAGGTGCAGCATGGTGAGCAAGCTCAAAGTAAGCGGAGCAGTTCTCATCACGATAGCATTGCTTACAGGAACACTCTACATCTTAAACGACGCATTCCAAATCAACTTCAACGACGGAAGCGTGTTCACTTACAAAGCAGGAACTGTAAAATTGTACGATGAAAAGAACAAGGTAGTATTCTCGGACACGGTGAAAGTCGAATGTTTTGTTGGAACGAAATGGAAAAACTTGACCAGTCCGAAATATGGAAAACTAGAGTTCAGCAATCAAAGCGGTCAATATCTTCTCTTGCAAAGAATCAACTACTCAAACGGAGAGCTTATCAGAAGGTTCACAGTACAACCCACAGGAGCAGTAAAAGAAGACTACACGTGGACACCAATAAAAGAAGACTTCTGCCAGTTACGCCTGGAATACACCACTGCCAAAACCCCACAATACGCAGAATATGGCCAGTCATCAAACGCGCAGATCGGAAACTATCGCGTGGACTGGACTGAAGACTGGAAGAACACGCAACAAGTATTCACTCCAAGCGGAAAGTTTGTCATCCTCACAATGCCAAGCAAAGGCACACTACGATACGACCCCCTCATCA